ACCTCCGGCTTCACCAGCCGCATCTCCGCCATTGTTCCCAATTGGTGAAATACCATTACCGGCAGTCCTAGTTACTCCAGTGTTAAACCCCCCAGCGCCACCTCCTGAACCGCCGTTCTGACCAGCGTTGCTCCTAACGCCAACATCAGGAAAATCATACGATGCGTTACCACCGCCCCCACCCCCTGGACTAAAAAAATCACCAATCCTAGAAGTGTTACCGGAAACACCAGTTAGCCCGTAGTTATCTCCAGCAGATGCTTGAGAAGCCCCACCAGCCCCAACAACAACTGTCGCAGTCCCAGCACTTAAATAAGCCTGAGCGACAGATAACATCCCTCCACCTGCGCCTCCGCCCCCACGGCTTACACCGCCTGAGCCTCCGCCACCGATAACCAACAACTGAACAAAACCAGCACGCGAGACAGTAATCGAACCTGAACCCGTAAACGAATAAATTGTGGCACTTCCATCAGTTGTGATGCTCGGTGAACCAGTAGTCGATGCTACCTGAGCTTGAAGCGCAGAATCTTTATCCATCCGGTTGAACTTGTTATAGTTCGCGATGGAACTGTTTGCCATAGAAGTAACAGCCATTGTCGTTACCCCCTTTAGACGGTTACTTCAGCACCGAAGATATTGACCGACAAAGCGTTGGCAGTGGTCGCCTTGACCGAAACCACATCTGTAGCCTCAACGGTGATGCCGAGAGTCAAAGTCGTGGAGTCATTTGCGGCAACTGGGACATCGTAAGCAATGTAGTGCTCATTGGATATCGGGTCCCCGCCGGTCCGAATGGCGATTCTGAAACTGTCGGCGCTCGCGGTCCGGTTGGCGATAATGATTGTGGAGATGACTGTCTCTTTGCCCGAGCCAACGGTGTAAATGTCAGTCAGGTTTGTGGTTGTCAGGTCCTGCTGACCCAATACCGTATATGAAGTTGCCACTTTGTTATGCTCCCATCAGCAAGAAGTTGGTCTCTAAACCACCGGCTCCAGCGCCACCGGCGGCAACCCAAGCACTACCAGTGTAATACTCAAAAGCGTCTGTGTCTTTCAAGAAACAGTGATAACCCTCAGCAGGTGCCGTGATAGCCGCATCCCTAGCCGTAGCGTCAGCAAAAACCATGATGGTTTGTTGCATCAGGTAGGTATCTACCTCTACAGCGGTGAGAACATCACCAGCCTGAAAGTCTTTGAAGCCTGCGCCAGCCATTACTCTCCTAGAATCCCAAATGGTTTACATCAAGTGTACCGAACAAACTGTCATCAAGTATGAGGAATGTCCAGTCCAGTCCGGCGATTCCGATAGTAACGTCATGCCGAATCTGCTCAATCTCGTGGTCTAGCTTGATAACCTCACCGTACTGGAGAATCGGGTCCCCGACACCGTTGGGTGTGAACTTGATAAGTACGATATCTCCAAGCTCAATCGCCAGAACGTCAGATTTGTCCCCAGCGCTCATCGTGTCTAGGTTCATCGAGACACTCTCGAACCGGTATTCGGGGTCAGCAAATCGGGAGACTACGAAGTCAGCTATGTTGTCCAGTTCTGCTGTCGTGCTAACGAGCGTTTCCAAATCCTCAGAGCTGACACCATATACGGTCCGTGACCTAGTATTCTCTGCCGTTGCCGACCCAGCGTCAGACGTGACCGTTACAGTATTGACCAGAAGCTCAGTACCGTAGTTCACTGCGACAGACGTATAGGGAATCCCAGTGCCGTCATCTGCGAATGTCAGCAGGGATGCGCTCCTCGGTGACGCATCGTTACGGTCCAGGAATGTCAAGTCACCATTCTTGGCGATGAACAGGGCACCCTGCTCTGAAGTCTCCACTTTCTGGAGGTACTCTAGGGCGTTACCGTCAAAAGTATCTGCCCCGAGCGCTGAGACGCCCGTAGAGACGCTACGAGCCCCGCTAGGCCATAGGACCCCCGGGGAATCTAGAACGGCGCTTACACGAGCCCCTGACAGCTGAGGCGTTGCTGTCGCAGAATACGACTGCCGAGCCAGGAGAGTGAAGTCATCGGTGGCTACAATCTCAGCCTTGGACCTACCTCCAGGGTCGTAGTCAAAGTTCCAGTCGTCAATAACACCAGTGAACTGGCGCACACCGTCAGTCGTTACCCGAATCTTACGCCGGGGCACAACCTGACCGTACAAGCTCCCAGCCGTATAGTTGGGGTCAAATAGTCTGGTCTCATTGTTCAGCGTTACCGAGAGTGCCCCGCTGGAGAATCGGTCCAGGTCACGGGACTTACCCCGAGCTAACGACATCTCAATCATGCTCGAAGTGATATCGGTATAGGCTTCACCGCCCAATGTGTACACAATGTTGTCCAAAACACCAGCGATAGGGTCATCCAGGATGAAACCCTCGGCTACCTCGAACTCAACAACAGTAGGCATTACGCTCTCGCAAAGACAGGACCAGACTGCCTCTCATACCGTTTGATTTCCCTGATAATCTGCTCACCGATACGCTGACCGTCAGCTCCGAGACCAGCGTTCACCGTAATGTTGTAGGTGGCTCCCATGCCCCTACCCTTACTCAACGGTACGACTGCCTCGGGACCGGCTTCGCCTATCATCGCCAGCGTTGGGCTATCCACGAATCCACCGTCAGCTAGCTCAGGGATGCTAACCCTACCGAGACTCAGTTTCCCAATCTCGGGCACGTTGAATCCGATAGTGCGCTCCGGGGAATCTCCGATTGCCGGAATAGTGATTGACAGACGGTTGAGGGCACGAATCATGAAGTTCACGCCAGCGATAATGCCGTTTACGAATCCCTCAAACATGGATATCCATGAGTTGATATACCCCTCGATTAGACCACCGATGAAGTTGAGGACCGCCTTGAATACATCCTTGAGCCCATCCCACAACCTGCCGATACCCTCAACGAATGCCTCCCACCTGGCTGGCAGGATTTCAGTGAAGAACAGAATAAACAGGTCAGCGAACGCTTGAGTTATAGCAGTTATTGCCTCAAACGCACCTTTGAATATCTTGCGACCAATCTCTGTGTTTGTGAAGAACGCGATAAGACCGACAGTGACCGCAGAGAGCAAAAGGAATATCCGGAACAGCGGGTTCATATTGAGAACAAAGTTCAATGCCTTTTGAGCCGCAACCTGAGCCCAAGTCGCCACAGTCATAGCGACCATGCCAACCCTGGACGATACGAGCGCTACCCTTTCAGCCACCCTAGCGGCTACACCCCTGAGCGTGGTCCCGTTGAGCAAGTTCCCCACAATCACACCAAGCTTTTGCGCTGTCGTGTTTGCGTAGGTTGCCCCGGTAGCGCCGTAAGTTGCCAGAGCAAAACCTATCATCAGTCCACGCCCGATAAGCAGACCAGCTCGAAGCAAAGCAAAAGCCTTCACCGCAATAAACACGGCAACCCCAATCTGGACTAACGCCTCATCCATCCCAGCGATGACCTTAGCCACAAACTCAACAATGGGAATCAGAATCTGGAGAATCCCCACGAACAGGGGTATCGCCATCTGAGCTAACTCCAGAATGATAGGGGAGAGCATCTCAAGCATGGTGTTTGCAATCTCCAACAACGGCGGGGCAAGTCGCACAAACGCATCTATCAGAACCGGGATGGCTTGGTCCATTAGTTGCTGGATAATCGTCAAAAGAGCAGGTAACGCCGTCACAGCCATCAGAGCGAACAAGTCAGCTATGGCTTTGACGATAGGGGCAAGTGGCGCTAGCACGGGAAGCATATTTTGGAACGAAGTAACCAACGGTTGGAATACCGAGACCGCACCGCCAGCCTGGTCTTTTAGCATCCCCATGAAAGTGACGAATGTTTGAATCGGGACCGAGAGATTACGAACAAACTCAACCAAAGTGTCTAGTCTCGGGTTCAGGAACTTGCCGATGGTGTCTCCGACAGACTTAGCCATCTCCTCAATCGGTTCAAGCCCCTCAATCGCGGCACGGAAGAACTCACCAAACTGGTCGTAGATAGGACCAATCAGGTTCGCCCCGACACGCTGAATGGCGGCAAGCGTGTTAGCCATGGCACCCTCGGTAGAGTCACCCATTTTGAGTGCGGCTCCACCAATCTTATTCTCCAGAGCATCCATCAGGATGTCCCCAGATATCTCCCCGGCAGAAGCCATCCCCATAATGGCTTCTTCAGTAACACCAACTTGCTCCGCAAGCATCTGGTAAATAGGGATACCGCGTTCAGCTAACTGCTGAAGCTCAGTTCGGGAAGCCCTACCGGTAGTCGTGACCTTACCGAGAATGGACTGAATCTCCGTAAGCGGGCGACCAGTAATTGCCGCTGTGTCAGCCAAAAGTGATAGCGTGCGCGTCAGCTCTTCACCTGGCTTCACCCCAGCCGCAACTGATTGAGCCGCAATAGTTGCCGCATCGCCCAGACCAAACGCGGTCCCCTTCACCGAGGCAAGGGCAGAATCCATGATGGCTTCGATATCCTCAGCTGAGTTCCCCAAACCCTTGAGCATGAACTCTGCGTTCTCAATCTGCTGTAGACGACCAAAGCCCTTGGAGATTGCGAAACCAATACCACCGATAGCGGCAGTAGCCGCACCAGCCGCAACGACCATTCCAGTCCCGATGACCTTATTCAGCAGGCTGGATTGTTTCTCGAACCCAACGATGGCGCGATTAGCCTGGTCCAACCCCTTCAGGTCAGACTTGTAGACAATGGGTATAGTTATGCCCTTAGCCACTTATGCGCCTTTCAGTGATATCTGCGAACTCATTTATGGTCTTCTCTATAAA